CGATCTCTCTCTAGAGATCAAGGGCACTGACTGCCGCTGAGTCGGCAGCCAGTCTCCGGGAACGTCTTTCACCAGAAGATGGGATTATGATTGTATAGACCTGATTAAATTCAAGGCCTTTATAATCGCAAACCACCTTTAATGGAAAGTCGTCACCCAGAGTCGGTTCGAAGCCACGGAGCACAGGATCTTGACGATTCTGCAGCTCATTCGACAATGTAGTAATAGATATTACATTGTTACGTGTGTCTTCGTAACCATCGAGTATGGAACGAACATACCTTTGTCTACCATAGATTAAGGGTCGTTTTACGTCCATCTCGATAGGCGCGGATCCAGTTAAGGAGGCCAGTCCGTAAATGGACTGGCTCTTAACTTCCCACGCTGCCCCGAGTCGCCAACAGGATTTGGGACCTGTCCCATTCAATAAATGTTTCACCATATCCTGGTTAATCCGAATAGGTTGTTTAACCATTCGGGACCAAGACAGATGAACATTCTTGATTAAATCCTCGCGACTATACGACAGGACAAATGACTTTATCTTCCTATAAACTGAGTAATTGAACTTATGTTCAGGAAGATCAACATCCAGGCCCCCTAAATTACAAGGTAACTTAGCAGGCACGACTAACTTATTGTACAGGTCTATTTCTTTACGAAATCGACAATGTCTAAGAAGTCTCTGGACGGTCTTATTGTCCACTTGGTGGATCTTTGCTAAAGCTTTAAGAGAAGAACCGACCGTTATATAGGTCTGTTCCTGCTTTTGTGTAGGCAAAGAAAAGGCTGGTGCAATAGGCATAACGCCCACCAGCTCACCACCGTCGTATAACCTCTCCACTAAAATGTATCGACTGGGGTGGGTAAAATCTTTACTCCAGTTGAAACATCCACCGAGTCCTTCGACCAAACCGTTATAGGCTTGGTTCTGGAGTTCTGTGGTAATAAATGCTCCATCGTCACCGCAAGTCTGCAAGTTCCTCTCAAATGAGTGGGAGCTTTCATAAGCAAACTTTGTGACGATAGGCAGGAGAGGCCAAGAAAGAGGTTCACCCATGCAAGGACCCCTACGTTGTGTTCCAACTACCTTGAAATTGTCTTTGACAAATTCAGTATAGGAGTTTTCGAACTTAACAACAAAGGCCTTGATGATGTCCATCTCTTTCTTGTCATGTGTACTCGCGTAGAAGTTTAGGATTTGATTTTCCACAGGAAAATTATCTTGACAAAAATTGCCAAGAAACTTCCGATAAAGTGGTTTCGAATCATAAATCTTCCTCCAGTACGGACTCGGCTTAGGTAAAATATAGGTATCTTCCATACTCCAAGAAATTGGGAGTGTAGAGGGGATGACTATATCTCTGCCGTCTTTCGGGTAGACCCAATCTATGTATTCCTTGGCGAAGGGGAGACCTTTATAGACCTCCGCTTCCAAAAGGGAATAATGCATAGTTCTGACTACCTCGTAAGAGTACATGTCCGTAGCATATGATAGATCTTGACTCCGAATGAATTTGCCGGGTTGTGGTTTGAAGACTTTAAAGTCTGCGTCCGTTAAGGACGCCCTCATGGTCGAATCACGCTCCATATAATCATTCAATCGAGATCTCATCAAATTGCCGAGTACCTGGACTGGCAGTAAACTCTTAGTAGGAATTCGATATTTTCCCCCTCGTTCTTTGAGAACGAGGATCTGTATCGGATTCGTAGGAAAGAGTTTAACGCAGTTCCAGCATGCAGCCACAAGTAAAATAAACCTAGCATGCGCTATAGCCCAATCTCCGGAGATCTTTGGGGCCGATGTTTCCATCGACCAAGAATGTCTCATACAGAAGTTTGGGTAACAAGTACCGCTTTCAAAACAACTGAGCATAGCTCCTTTGATAATACGTCTGACGGGGAGGGATGAATTACAGAATTTATCTGCCTCCGTCCAGACCTTGCGGTCCAGACTCTTCAACCGGCAAATCTGATACTTGATGTACCGATTATAGATTGAAGACTGACCCCCGTCAGAACGTAACCGTTCAATGGAACTGTTACAAGTTGGCTTAAAAGAGGGGTTTTGTGGCTGAGAAGGGGCAAATTGACGTGCCCATTCAACAACATAAGTCTTGAAAGATTCCAAGACATTGATGTTGAATTCTCCCGGGGTTGATACTCGATCTACATAAGTTTGTAGATCGGGCGGAGGACCGTGCGGGAGACTTCTTGTGATATACCGCCCCCAGGCGAACCGTTTGTAGTCTAAGTAAGGAACGTAGACCGAGAATGGGTTGCTTGTAGGCATAGTAACATCTTTTTCGAAGAATTTGCTGCCACAATAGTCAGCAAACTCTTTGACATAAGATAGAGTCCGATAACCACCAGAGACCAATAATTTGGGGATCTTGTTGTTAACGAACCTTACTATGCGAGGCGGTACCTCCTTAAAAGCAGCGACCGTGAATCCCCTGACCGTCTGAAAAATCCCCTCATAAAGAGTGAGACAATCATTCGACCAGGAGGAGTAGAATTGCCCCTTGTTTTTAACACTGGACACCCACTCCCTTATGGACTCATCGTTTCGAGCCTTCCCTCTATTGGGAGGCTCAAACTTCTTCGGGACCCCATAGATGGCTATACTTATATAGTCATTCATGTTATCCGTCATGAAGATACGCTGCTTATCGGCATATCGTATTAACTCACCGAATGTTCCGAATTTCTTGGATCCACATAACTCATTAGAGTCAAACTTGAGGAAATTATCTAGTCGTTTTTTATGACTAGATAGTCTTCGAGCTGAGCCTAAGAGTCTTTTTTGGACCGTAGAAAAAGGAAGTATCAATGAGCCGACGATATGTCGACCGTCAAAACAAATGTCCGTCATATAAGGATACGCCTCAACGGGTACCCCTACAAGATGGTCATTCATTTAGGTGACACTACCAAACACGACGCAAGTTCTTTAAGAACTCGCGCAGTTTCCAGCAGTTGCACCAATGCGTCATCTTTAGCTCCTTGACGCGGGAGCGAGCTAGACCGGGGCCGACGTGTGTCGGTCCTACGTCTTTCCTGAGACTCAGGACGTCGAGACTCCGCTGAATCAGACCTAATTTTCTTAACGAATTTAGGCAGGTTCTTCCAGCTAGGATGTTTTTTCTTAAAAGCATCGAAGTCTCGTCGATATTCCTTCTCCTCAGGAGTCGTTGGACGGGAGAGTAGAGGAACACCTTTGTGTTTATCCTTCAACTTCTTCCATGCCTTCTCAATCTCAGATTGAGAGCTGGAGTCCTTCGACTTGCTCATTGACGCCATCCACACTGAGAAGTTCTCTTTTGAGACCTTCCCAGAGTCGACCGCGTCGAGGAAATCCCCTCGATACTTACCAAAACCAGTAAGAATCCAAGCAGGAACTTTATCTTTTTCATCCACGGACATGGCAATTTTTAGGTCCCGGAGCTCAGCTTCGGATATACCATAAAAATCCAGTCTGGATGTTCCAGATGTTCTTACTTTGACCTCTGAACGTTTTGTTGGTTCGGGGGGATGCTGAAAGATCAGCTTGAAGAGTTCAATTCGTTCATCGTTCTCGAGATTCGAGGACAAAATCCTCGATTCAATATTCTCGGGAAGGGTGACTGAATGTCCCTTCTTCAGGTCTTTCAGCAACTTCCTCAAAGTTGCGTCGTCTGACGACACAGGCCCCCCAACCTTGGTAGGTCTGGACTTAAAGAGTTCCGAAGAAAACTTCGATTCTTTGTCCGCCTTCTTGGTTTTGGTGACCTTCTCCTTCTTGGAGTCAGAAACACTCTTCTCTGAAGACTGGCTAGTGCCAGTCTTAACGGAAGAGGCCGAACTGGAAGAAGAAATAGAAGCCGAACGCTTCTTCTCGACCTTTTTCACCTTGTCCTTAGGATTCGGTGGCGGAGGCGGAGGAGATGAAGACTTAGATTTAGAATCACCTTTTGGTGACTCTTTCTTCTTTGTCGAGTCCTTCTTCTTTTCTTCTTTCTTTTCGACCTTCTTAGTGTCGTCGTCAGATTCGTGTGAAGACAGATCAACATCTTGAGCAGGCGTAATAACCGGCTCAAGTGGGATCTGCGACAGGTGTGAAAATTCAACACCAGCGCTAGTCTTCGCACCTAATAAACGGTAATAGACCACCGTGTTACTCTTCTTATAGAGTTCCTCCATAAGTCGAAGTGAGAGTGCTGTCAAACCCGAGAGGGTATAAGGCACGTCCCCAACAGTAATCGATGGTCTATCCGTTGTTTTTTGCCGGGAGTTAACTACCGGCATTCCGAGTTGTCCAGCCCAGAGATTATAAGCTCGAATATATTTCCGAGCCAACTTCGACCCTTCGGGGTCGGATTTCATAATCTCCTTGGTCAGAGGGATCGGTACACCGTTTTTGGTGTACTTTCCAAACTCTAGAAGCCTCCAATGAATGACTTTGTTATTCATGAAGTTTCTTAGACAATTCGAAGATAGTGTTTCCAGGAAATCAAATAACCCTGGATACGCATCCGTCGCCTTCTTTTGAAGGGGACGGTGTAACACTATACAATGCCTCGGTCTGACTATCTGATATGAAAATCCGATAGACCAGTCCTTATGCACGGGAATATGTTCGACCACATCTTTGATGTGGTCGACATGTTTACAACGTGCTCTGGCATTGCGCAAGCGGACCTCGATCTTTTTATACGTATCGGGGTTCCTCTCACTCTTTTTACTCTCCTCTTCGAGTTGAGTTTCGAGCGAGATGACTTTAACGTTTTCTTGGTGATATTCATCATCAAGACGTTTAAGCTCATGTTTCTTCCAGGCCAAAACGGCTTTCGAAGAAAGCTTGCTTTCTTTATTCTCGATCAATACTGCCTGCGTTGGACCTTCGATCCGGTATTCAACCGGTTCTTCTTCCTCGCGACAGTAATTGCCGTATACCTGGGCCATGGCTGTCAGCTTTAAGCTGACAGTTTCGTCCGCATGGTATGCGACTGATCGCTTCCACTCGTCCGAATTAACGGACGTTAAGTCGATCGTTATTTCGACCGGCTTCTCATTGCTCCTTTCGGAGATCTTCTTGACCATAGTGTCAAGGCAATTAATATCATTAAAAGTGATATTAGCC